CTGCAATGAGAGCTAAGAAAGTAATTAGCTCAGAGGTCTATGGTAATATAGCTGAAAAAGATGTGCTATTTAATCGGCTAATGACAAGGCACAAAATACCACACGCAAGACGTCACGAATGGAAATTACAAGAAGTTAAATTAAATAAAGAAATAAATGACTAAAAAAGAACAAATGGCTCACTTCGGTTATATGACTGGAGAGATGAGAAAGACATTATTTAGCAAGGGAGATGACTACGCTAATGAAGATAGGTTATCTAACTTTAAATTAGCTGGAGCTATTGCTGGAGGAGACGCCAGAACTAACTGCTTAAACCTAATAGCTACTAAAGTTGCAAGATTAGGGGTGTTAATTAATACAGATAAAGAGCCTAACAATGAAAGTATAGAGGATAGCGTTTTAGATTTAGCTAATTATGCCGTACTTTTGTCAATGATAATTAACGAAAATAAATAAATTATGAACAAAACAGAAAAAGTATTTGCAGACGGATTTATGTTTAAAATGAATCCTAATTCACCAGAGTGGGTAGTAGGTAGCCTTAGCTTAAAAGCAGAGGATGCCATTAACTTTATTCAAAAACACACAGACAAAGGCTGGGTTAACTTAAAAATTAACATCGGCAAAAGTGGTAAACCTTATGTCGAGTTAGACACTTGGAAGCCAGAAACTAAAACTGAGCCAGTAATGGCAGAAAGCACAGACGGACTCCCCTTTTGAAACTAGAGTCTGTCTATTTTGACCAAAGCATTAGAGATTATGCTCTTCGGCTTACCAATGACAAGGTGGAGGCTGAGGAGCTTATTTCTATTGCGTATGAAATATGTCTAGAAAAACCACCACTTGAAAACTTAAAGGGATATTTTGCTATGGTTATGCGTAACCAATGGCTAAAAAAATGCAATAAGAAAGACCCTTTTTTTGACAATGACAACTCAGAGCATCAAGACGTTGAGCAAGTGCTTAACAGAATGAACAGCTACTATGCGAACATACTTCGAGCAATCAGCAACGGAGAAACATTAACACAAATACACAAGGGAGCTTCAATAGGTTATAGAACGCTAAAAGCAGACTATAAGAAAGCTAAAAAAGAATTTAAGATAATGTACGAAAATAAGATTAAAATAGCAGTAATTATCCGTAACATAAATGGCGTAAGTTATCACAGACTTTTAATGCCGTTTGCAAAGATGAAACGAGATTATGGCATAGAAATAGTAGTGCTTTTAAATAAGGACGATGAGTTTTTTAATAACCTTGATGGGGTTACTCACGTTGTATACAATAGAAATATATCTGGGTTAATGCAGCCAGAGGAAACGTACTTAAAACTTAGAGCAAAAGGAATTAAAGTTATTTGCGATATAGACGATTACTGGGAGTTAGACGATAAGCACCCAATGAGTTACTACTATAAAAAGACTAACCTAACAAAGTGTGTTATAAAGAACTTAAAACTAGCTGACCTAATATGGACAACCACACCAATATTGGCTGATAAGATAAGACCTTACAATAAAAATATAGTTATTATTAAGAATGCTTTAGACCCTTTAGAAAAGCAATACGCTTACGAAGATTTGTCTTTGGACTTTGATACGTTCTTTTATTCTGGAGGTAGTACCCATTTGAGAGATTTAAAATTATTAGGGAATGCTTTTGATAATGAAACTTTTTTTGCTAAAACCCCAAAGCTGCCAAAACGTATGAAAGGAACTAAGGTACAAATAAGTGATATACAAGAATACGCTAAGGATTATGAGGATTGTGGAATATGTGTGATACCTCTGCAAGATAATGTATTTAATAGCTGTAAATCTGAGCTTAAAATGATTGAGGCTGGACATTTTGCCAAGCCAGTAATGGTATCGGCAATAGACCCTTATACATTACTCGCAACAAATAAAAACAGCTTAAAGGTATATAATAATGATTGGGCTGCTGCAATAAAGAAGATTAAAGGCAACCATACGATGCAAGTTGATTTAGGTTTAAAGCTAAAAGAGGACGTAACAATAAAGCACGATTTATCAAAAGAGAACGAAAAAAGGATACAATCATTATGAGTGAGGAATTAGAAACAAGAATACGAGCCATTTATAATATGAAAGGAGGCAGACTTGACCCTAAATTTTATGAGGAGTTTACAGAGATATGCCAAGAAAACTTTAGATATAGACCAGATGTAAGCTGTGGTAAGTGCATCTACAAACACGTTGTTAAATTATACGATAAATATTTAAAATGAAAGTAACAGATATTAAAAGCAATCCTAATAACCCTCGTATTATAAAAGACGAGAGGTTTGAGAAGTTAAAGAAATCTATTAAAGAGTTTCCTAAAATGATGGCTTTGCGTCCTATGGTTATAAACCAAGATAATATAGTCTTAGGAGGTAATATGCGACTAAAAGCATTAAAAGAGTTAGGATATACTGAGCTGCCAGATGAGTGGGTAAAAAGAGCTGAGGACTTAACAGATGAAGAGGCAAGAAGATTTATTATAGCAGATAATGTAGGCTTTGGAGAACACGACTGGGATATGTTAGCTAATGAGTGGGATGCTGAGGAGTTAGCAGATTGGGGCTTAGAGGGTTTTCCTTTTGATGATGATGGCGAAAAAGAGGAATATAATAAACTTGAAGATAAATTTGTAGTACCACCCTTTAGCGTATTAGACACAAGGCAAGGATACTGGCAAGATAGAAAAAGATACTGGAAAGGTTTAATAGGAGATAATGGCGAAAGTAGAGAAAATACACTACACGACTCGTCTTCATCTACTAAAAGTGTTATGAATAAAATGAGTAGCGTAAGTATTTTAGACCCAGTATTGGCTGAAATATCTAATAGGTGGTTTGGTTTAGATAATTGCCAAACTTTTGACTGCTTTGCTGGGGATAGTGTTTTTGGATATGTTAGCGATGCTTTAGGAAATACTTTTACTGGCATAGAACTTAGAAAAGAACAAGCAGACTTAAATAACAATAGGCTTAAAGGCAGTAAGAGTAAATACATTTGCGATGATGGGCAAAATGTTTTGAAGCACATAAAAGAAAAAAGCCAAGATTTATTATTTAGCTGCCCTCCTTACTTTGACCTTGAGGTATATTCAGATTTGCCAACAGATGCAAGTAACCAAAAAGAATATAATGACTTTTTACAAATATTAAATAATGCTTTTTCAGACTCAATTAAGTGTTTAAAAAATAATAGATTTGCTTTTATAGTAGTTTGCGACATAAGGGCAAAAGATGGCACATATTATAGGTTTCCAGACCATATTAAAAAGATATTTATAGAAAACGGAATGTCTTTATATAATGAAATGATATTAGTAGATTCTTTAGGTACATTGCCACAAAGAGTAGGTAGATTTATGAAAAATAGAAAAGTGGGTAAGTGCCATCAAAACATATTAGTTTTTTATAAAGGCGATACTAAAAAAATAAAAGACAACTACAAAGAATTAGATTTTAGCAGTATAGAGTATGATAGCGAAGATGTATAATTATAGTTACTGGGTGGAAGAAACAGACCCTAATAAGTTAAAAGAGGTTTACGAAAAACTACTAAATGAATCTGGGTTTAATGTCTTAAAATATATAGATTATCATTTTACCCCTTATGGTTTTACTGCTTTGTATTTATTATCTGAAAGCCATTTAGCTATACATACTTTTCCAGAAGAGAACAAATCTTATATAGAGTTAAGTAGTTGCATAGACAACCCCTTTTATAAATTTAAAGATTTATTAAATAAAGATATATGAGTACAAAAAATGACATACAAAAGGCTGCAATGCTTGAGGCTTTAGAGAAGTCGTTAGGAATAGTTACCTCTGCTTGTAAGTCGGTAGGAATAAGTAGGAATACACATTACACTTGGCTAAAGCAAGACGATATATATAAAGAGGCAGTAGAGGATATAGAGAATATAGCTTTAGACTTTGCAGAGAGTCAACTACATAAACAAATTAAAAAAGGGAATACTGCTGGGACTATTTTTTACCTAAAAACAAAAGGCAAGAAACGAGGCTACATTGAGCGTCAAGAAATACAGCAAGAAACTACTTATAAGAGCTTAGATATAAATATAATTGATACTGGCATACCTTTAGCGTCAAACGAGAAAGATATAGTTGATTAGTACCTCTGCTCTATATCGCCAAAACTTTGTATCTAATGCAGACATAGTAGTCAATCAAGGTGGGACATCCTCTGGTAAGACCTATGCTATTTTGCAAGTGTTATTTGCTAAGGCTATCTCAGAGACTTGTATTATTACTGTGGTTGGTCAAGATATACCTAATTTAAAGGTAGGTGCTTTGAGAGATGCGATAGATATACATAACGGCGATGAGGCGATAAAACAGCAAGTAACATTCTATAATAGGAGTGATAGGGTGTTTAGTTTCCTTAATGGCTCTATAATTGAGTTTAATAGTTATGATAATGACCAAGATGCAAAGAGTGGTAAGAGGGACTACCTATTTGTTAATGAGGCAAACGGTATACCCTACAATATATTTGAGCAGTTGAGTCTAAGAACAAGAAAGCAAGTTTACATAGATTACAACCCAGATACCAGCTTTTGGGTACACGATAAAGTAATACCCTTGCCAAATGCTGAGTTAATAATATCAGACCATAGACACAACCCTTTTTTAAGTGATAAGATAAGAGAGAAGATAGAAGCCCTTAAAAGCAAAGATTTAGACCTTTGGAAAGTATACGCCAGAGGAATTACTGGTCGCATAGAGGGACTTATTTTTAAAAAATGGTATATATTAAATGAAGGGTTTAATGATAAGAAGCTAATAGGCTACGGAATTGACTTTGGTTTTACGAATGACCCAACGAGTTTAATAGAGGTAAGAATGCAAGACGGAGAGCTATATGTTAAAGAGTTAATTTATGAAACTGGTTTAACTAATAAAGATATAAGTGATAGGATGTTAGGGTTAGGGGTTAGTAAAGGCAGTTTAATAGTTGCAGATTCAGCAGAGCCAAAAAGTATTGAAGAGCTGAGGCGTTATGGGTGGACAATAGACGGAGTAAAAAAGGGTAAAGATTCTGTTATGTTTGGAATTAATCTTTTGAAAGGTTACGCAATTAATGTACATTCGTCTAGTCGTAACTTAATAAAAGAGTTAGAGCAGTATAAATGGAAAGTAAATAAAAATGGAGATAGCCTTAACGTACCTATTGA